TGCCGCATCCGTTCTCGCATGGCTCTGTCTTCGCTTTCACTCTTGCTTCTCCAACCCATACCTTTGCTGAACTCTTATGGAATCCCACATGGACAGCGCCCGATTTACAAAGCGCTTAGCTGCTCGAACAGCATCCCTCCGTCTTGTATAGGAAATCTGTCCCTCATACACGAGCCTGTTCCCATCCCAGATGTGCAAGTACCAGCTCATGACTCCCCCCTTGAGACCCCGACCAGCAATAATCGTGTACGGTAAGTGTCTACGCATCAATCAACTCCTTTTGGGGGTCCTCATCTTGAGAGATATAGGGTTCAGAGAAGGTGAACTTAGATATCTTACCGACATCCTCCGGAAGAAAGAAAAACGGAATTATAAGCTTAAGGGATCTCCCATCGGAGGTCTCAATTTCAAGACGTTGAACCAGACGTTGAACCATGTCTATCATACCACTCCTTTGCTTGTTTGGGAATTCTGAAGTCAACCCTGCGATTCTTGTGATCGAAGTCACAGTTCAAGGTAACCTTGGCCAGCTTGGCCTGCTCCAGGGCCTGATCAAAGGGGATCCCAGCTTTATGGTACGCTCCGAGGCAGATCTGCCAGTACGCCTCCGGGGTGTCAGCATTCCTTAGGAGCATTTCGGCTTTCTTTGGTCCTATCCCAGGAATCCCACAGTACCCATCTCCAGGATCTCCGCTTAGCCACTGAAGGAAAAAGTTTCTCTGAGCCTCCAGGAAGAACACAAAGGTCCGGCGCTTTGTTCCCCAATTCCAGTGGATTCCAGGGACCTGATTCAAGTCCTTGTCAATGCTGCATATAACAAACCTGTCCCACCATCTCGTCGCAAGGATCCCGATAACATCGTCCCCCTCCAGTCCAGGGACAACGACCGAGTGAAAGGTCCGCTGCAAGGCCTGCCGGATAGCCCCAAGGGCCTTCGGCTTAGGTGCATCCTTTCGGTTGTGCTTGTAGGTTCCAAGGATGTCATACCTGAATACCACTGGGCTAGAGAAGCAGAGCACAGGGCTCCGTGTGCCAGTATCCTTGACAACCTTCCGAACAAACCCGATGGAGTTCCTGATTCCTCGATCTACATCCACAGCCTCCGCACCCCCATCGAAATCAAAGGAGTTCTGGCATTCGTGGCCAAACCGGTAGACAATGATGTCAGCGTCAATCAGTGAGCGCAATCGAAATGCCCTCCTCTTTCCCGATCCGGCGCAGCTCCTCCGCGATCAACATCTCAAGATAGTGCTGAGCTTTGTAGAGATCATCCAGGGGGGTCCCCTTGTACTGATACCTGGACATGTACTTCACAACATTGCCAGCAAGGAACCCGAGGTTCTTGGCCTTGATGAAGTCCACTGTCTCCATACCACCGACTTGATAGTGAGTTACCGCTTGCCGTTCTTCCTCCGCAGTCTTGCCGATAATCGTGTGGCGCATCACTTATCTCGCCTTCGGAATATCTTTAAGAAGCTCTTTTTCGAGGGTACCACTGCCTTCCATAAGGAAAGACAGGTGAAAATCCCTAATGCTACCAGGTAATATAAGATCATCAAGCATCCGAAGCTGCTCAATAACAATACGAATACGAACAAGGCGCTCATACTTCAGTGCAACACCCTTCTTGACTTTCATAGCAATGATCTCCCTTAGTGGGTTTGACTCCAGTTTTTTCCGATCTTGACCTCTCCTGCTGCCATAGGACAGCGGAGATCGAGAACCCGCCCGGCTTCTACAATAGATTCCTGGGCAATCTTTCCAACCGACTCAGCTAATTCCGAACGCACCTCCATCTGCCACTCATCGTGGATGTTTGCCACAAATCCGCCCCAGTTTTGGTGCAGTTTATCTTGACAAATCACCAGGGCTTGCTTCATCACAACTGCCCCCGCGCTTTGAATTAAGGTGTTCAACGCAGAGTGCTGGCTGCGAACCGCGAGCTTCCTGCCATCCAATCCCTTGAGACACCCTCGACTTTCCACTGCTCGATTGATGTCGTACAAAAGGGAGGAGAACGCAGGAATCCTGAGAAGAAGAAGGTCCTTAAGCTCCCTCCCCTTTGCCATCGAGCCTCCAACCACCTGCCCAATCCTTGTGGCCCCTGCACCATAGATGAAGGCATAGATCAGGGTCTTGGCCTGGTCCCTTGTCTCAAGCCCAAGAAGCGACCGATGGTATTCATGGATATCCCCAGTGGTAATCTGCTCGGCGTACTTTCCCTTGTCATAGGCAGAAAGATAATGCGCCAAGCACCTCAGCTCAAGGGAGCTTGCATCCACCCCAACCAGGTCGTACCCAGGGGATGCAATGAAAAGTTTCCGGCAGGCTTCCCCAAAGGGCTTCCTGTTGGACGGCACTTGAGCCATATTGGGGTCGTAGTGCGTCATTCGTCCAGTAATGGCACCGCAGGTGTTCACCCGCCCGTGGATCCGCCCGTGGCGAACATGGGAAATCCAGCTTTGCTCACCATCGGCCAGCATCGCCAGGCGCTTTCCAACAAGAAAGGCGTAAGCCAGGCGCGTAGCCTCTGGGTATTCCAGATCCCCCAAAACACTTTCATCCAGGAGGGCCTGGCCAGTAGGGGTAAACTTCCGGGGCTCCCAACCGTATTTCTTTCGCAGCCAATATTCGATATGGGGCCTGGAGTTGGGGTTGAAATCCTCAAGTTTTATTTTCGTATAGGTGGAACCCTTGGTTATCCCGAGCTTTGGGCGATTGACCTTTGCTACATGCTCCCCGTTGGGCATACAGCGAACAGGAAACAGGGCCTTAAGTTCTTCGGACAACACCTGGTATTCCGCAAGTAGTTCAGCATGAAGGTTTTGGGCAGCGGCCTCATCGAACCGGAAGCCCCGTTGGTACTGTTCGGCAATGACCCAGGCCACCTCAAGTTCCAGATCGAGTGCTCTCTGAGATACCGCCTGTTTCTCCAGGGTGTCCACGAGCTTGCATGTGATCTCCACATCCCTCTGGCAATACACCTGCATCTCGTGGGTCCATGTTTCCCAAGAGGGTTGGGCCAACTTCGGAAGCCCCAGGCGCTGTCCCCAGGCCCCAAGGCCATGGCCATCCACCGTAGGAAACGCAAGCCTGGACCAAACCAGGGTGTCAATAACCTTTGGATGATCGGGACGAAGAAGGCCAAACTTCCTCAGCACAGGGATATCAAAGTCTATGATCCCATGCCCATAGAGAACATTGGCCTGGTTCAGAATTCCCAGAACTGGATCGGCTTCGTGGCCTTGCCAAGTAAACACCTCCCCAGTATCAAGATCCTTTAGGACAAGGCAGTGGATCCTTGTGGCCTCAAAAAGAAGACCATCGGTCTCAATATCAATGCAAAGGCGTCTCATTTCTTCACCCATCGGGCTTCTACCATCCGCCCGCGTTCGCTGGTTATCTCGATCATCCCCATTGCGGCAGCCTCGTGCATTTTGTCGGCATAATCCCTCCGTCCCATCGAATGTAACATGCCGTCACAGGTGCAGTTATTCGCGATGTACTCCGTGAGCAGTTCGAGGTATTTCTCCCGCCAGTCCGAGGCGATATGTTTCATGGTTTGATCTCCTTCCATTCTGCCCGTCAACGATGAACTTTAACGCTATGCTCATTTCCTCACCCGCGGCGCTCGTGATAGCGCTCGGCCTTGGGGCTGATTTTCGATGCGTGGCTACAGCAGCCAGCGTCGCAATAAGTTATGAACCAGCCGCACTTAAGGCAGTGATAAGTTATGAACCAGCCGCACTTAAGGCAGTGATCCGACATTACCTTCGATCCGAAGACGCTATAGCCGCAATAGTCGCTAAACGGTCCTTTGCATCCGCCCGCGCATGGCTTGGCTTTCGCCTTCATTCGATCCCCCTCCCCTTAAAGGGAATTGTTCGATACCCCTCAAAGTAGAAATTCTTGTCCTGTCCTAGTTCATAGGACGCCACAGTAATGCCCTTGTTGGTCACCTCAGTGGACATGAAGAACCAGCACCCCCGTTCATCCACAGCCGACCTGGGGGTGATCTCCACAAACAGCCCATCGTGTGGGCCATTGATAATCTCAGCAGCTAGTATTTTCATCTTAGTCAAATCCAAAATCCGGGTTGGCCGCACTTGCCTGAAGCCTTCCGCTTGTTGGGGTGTATTCAATCGTGTCTACAATGCCAGTGGTTCCCGAGAATCTGTTCTTGAGAACCCGAAGCTGGCTAAAGAATTTCAAAGATTCATCCTGTTGATTCCTTTCAAGTCCAACAATAGTGTCGCTGAGTTGGGCAATGGCCCCTGATCCTCGGAAGTCACTGAGATGTACCCTGCCCCCCTCTTCATGGGCATTACCGTCGGGACGCCTGAGGTGACTGACAATGAGGAAACCACATCCCGTTTCCTGGGACATCGAGCGCAAGTTGGTCATAAGGTTATCAATCATCCTGCGCTCATCCCCTCCGGAAATCCCTGAGACCACAATAGATACATGATCCAGGACAATCATCGAGCAATCGCATCCCCGGATGAGATACCTGATCTTGGACAAAAGGTTCTCAGATTGGAGGGACCCCCAATGATCATACAGGAACAGCCTTCCAGACCCAAGGGTTCTGTCCCAGGCTTCTTTATAGGAGTCGTGAGATACCTGGAGAACACCTTGAGGATCCCTGTGACAAAGGTGCAGCGGGACGTTCATGGCCAGGGAAAGCTGCCGAAGTCCTGTGAAGCACTGGCTCTCCTCCAGGGCTATGTACCCAAGTTTGGCTCCTTGATTCAGGAGCATATCATGGGCAATCTCAGCCACAAAGGATGATTTTCCTACACCAGTCCCGCCCCCAACTGTCCAAAGTTCTCCACCGCGCATACCCCTTGTGTACTCTTGGAGCTTGGGGAAGGGGACACGGTAGGTGTTGGGAATAGACCTCCCGTAGTAGAAGTCATCAAACATAGGCCAAAGAGAAGCACCAGATACAATGCCATCGGGGCGATATGGGGATGCCTGGAACACCACATGACAAAGCTGAGCAAACTGCCCCGCCTGAAGCATGTCGTTGGCGTCCTTGAATCCCTCTGGAGGGACGGCCACAAAGACCTTCCCTGGAGAAAACAATGGAGCAACCGCCTGCACAGCCTTCTTTCCAGCATCATCCCCATCGAAAAACAGAATGACCTTTTCAAACGACTCAAGCCACTCGATGCTACGCTTGACCTCCCGAACTGCCGAGGACGCTCCGTTCAACAGGGAAACCACTGGCCACTTCAGGTTGAATGCCTGGGCCACCGACAACGCATCAAGCTCCCCCTCCGTGATCACGACCCACTTTCCCCCTGAT